TTTTATAAAATGCTAATGTTCCATTATCTGCGTCAAGAGCAATACCAATAATATCCCCTGTTGTATAACTCGCACCATAAGAACTAGCTGAGCCTTTGTTATTTTTATTACCATTACTCTGATAATAAATTGCTTGGGTGTCTGGGTTGCCATTGTCATATGCTGATGGCTCTAAAATTCCACAAGAAGTAGCAGTGCCTACATTATCTACTTTTATTTCTGCATACCATTTACCACTAGATACACCTTGTGTTGAATAAGCTATTCCATTAGAAGCACCTTGTACTACTTTGCAATTTCCTTCTGAAAAAGTAGGATTGACTGATGTTCTTTTAAATAATGAATTAAAAGTAGCAAAGTTATTAGTCGGTGTATCTGTTGTAATATCTGTTGGTCCAGATAAATTCGTTGGAGAAAATGTATTATCATTACCTGAACTATCTTCACCTATATTACCTGTGTTGTTAAACTTTAAATAAAAACCATTCGTGCCATACGTTCCTGTGTATTGGATTGGTTTCCATATACCACTATCTTCATCAAATTCACCAAAGTCTGTAGGTGCTTTTGCAGTTCCGTCTATGAAATGAACTTCTGCCATATACCCATCAAAGTAAAGATTATTAGCAGGTCTGCCTCCAATCTCATGCTCATAAGTTGCATCATTAATAGAAAAATCAGTATTTTGTGATGGGTATGTTGTGGCATCATATGATACCTCATTTCCATTAACATAAAATCTAATTCTATTAGATGCGGTTGCTTGAGTTGTATCTACTGATAATAATATATGATACCAAGCCGATACATCTCTGAATAAATTATTAGTATTAACCTCTGCACTTGATGTGCTATCAAAAAAACTTAATCTATCTGCACTGTCAAAATTAAAAATAGTTTGTGGTGTGTTGTCTGTATCTGCTGATGCAAATAATATTTCATTTAAACCATTATTACCTTTTTTTACCCACCCACTCCAAGTGAAAGTTTTTCTATTTCCATCACTACCAAATGTTTTTGTTAATGAAGCACTATCATCATCATTAAATCTTAAGGAATTATCAATGCTAAAAGCACTTCCTGGTATATTTGATCCGACAATAGGAAATGTCATTACAGCTCCTCTCGTTTAATCATTATCTTTGCGTTTTGTATTCCTTGCTTTGCCATGTCCATAGCATCTTTTGCCATCTTACGCTCGCGTTCGAGATCAGTATTTTCATCATTGATAATTACTTTTGATTCTTCTAATGTCATTTCGTCTTGATGCTTCTTTGCGTCTAAGGCTAGTCTTGCTTTGCGTAGTTCTAAATCTTGTTGTTGCAATTCAATCTGTTGTTCTTGCGTATCTTTCTTTTCGCCAGACATAATCTTTTGTTTTTCTTCATCTAACTTCATAATAGAATCTGATGCATTTGCTGTAAGCAAGGCAATTTGATTTTCTACTTCTGGTGGAAGTGGTTGACCTGACATCATAGCTTGTACAATCTGAGGATCGCCAATCATTTGCGCCACTTCATTTCTATATTTCATAGCCAAGTGATCTTGAATGTGAGATGATAAAGTTTGTATCATTACAGGGTTTCCTTTGTATGCAGGATTCTGCAGCATCGAAGCATGGGATACAATGTGAGCATCATGGTTTTGATCTGGTCTCGGGGTGAGAGGGGCACCTTTCATAGATGCCATGTTTTCCGTTACAGGGTCTGCAGAGATAGGTTGTTGCTGTTGCTTCAAATATCTTTGAGGCTCTTCAATACCCATTGCAGAAAATAATTCCATGCCTATTTGTTCCATGTTATATGCATTTGGATTCTGTTGTGCTATCTGCATGATGGCATTAATTTTTGCTATGCGATGCGCTTCAGTTGGCATGTTTGGATCAGAGACAGGAAGAACATCAATTGACTTTAAATTAAAATCATTTTTGAAAACTTGCTGTGCACCACCTGCGACCTCATACGGGTACAGATCAGGAAGATACTCAAAATCTAATCTCGCTAAGATTCGCAGGTCTTTGGATTGGGCGTTATGCAGACGCTTGTGCACAGCGCTGAACAACTTTGAACTTTGCTCAAGCAAAGCCATTGTTGTACCGACTGGACCATAGTTTGACGCTTGGTCTACTATGTTGTCGGTCGAGTCAGCAAACTCTTTTGCAGCATTAACAACATACTGCATTAAATTAAATAAAGTTCCTGAAGGTTCTTTGAATGGTAAAGGTTGTAATGATTTACCTAAGTCACCCGCAGGACTATTAACTTCTCTCCACTCACCAGGAGCTATAGGCTCGTCTGGTGCTAACACTCGTAGTCCGTGTGCTTTGAATCCGCCAGGTAAATTTGCGAACGTACCTGCATCTACTAATTGTCTCATAGATGATGTTGCGGTTTTGGTTAAGCCTCCAATCAAGTGTAAGTATCCATAACCATAGAAACCTAAACCAGGAATCATGTAGTAATGGGTGAAGTATAATTTTTTTTCTTTTTTAAAATCTTCTGCATTCCAGTTTCTGCGAATTGCCAGAATCTTTCCTTCATCTGTCATGTGAACAATGTAAGGAAGTTTTAATCCATCTGGATCTTCGAAGCCTGGTAAATCTAAGTTAACGTGCATCTCTAAAATTTCTACACGGTCAGTATCACCATATGGTTTAGTCACACCTAAGATTTCATCAGAAGCTTCTTGAGCAGCTGACTCATCTAAGTAACTATCATTAACTTCTACATCAGCAAATGTTCCAGCCATCTGAAACTTTTTGATTTGATTCATAGACATAGAATACTTGTGAGTAAATCTCTCAGCAGTTTCTAAATCCGACGCGTAGTAGTCAATGTAAAAATCTTGTGCTTTAACATATTCAGTTCTTGGTCTTTGTAAACTAACATCCCAATATGTTTTCTTAAATGCAGAACCATAAAGCGCTACATAAAATAGCAAACGATCGAGCTCAGGACCATACTCAGGCATTTGAACTTGTGTTTGATAATTCATAAAGTGACGTACACGATTTGCTTGCTCCATTTTCTGTTGAGTTTGTAAACCAACAATTCGTGTACGCACTGGACCTTCAGTGGGAAATAATTCTTTATATGCTTTTGCTTGAAACTTTACAACCGCCTGTGATAGTACGGGATGTGAAGAAGCACATGCTCCAGGAAATGGCTCATCGCTTTCTTCTGCTTTAAAACCTAAAAGGTCTACACCATCTTCGGCAATAGAATCGTATTCATCTCTTGATTGTTTGTCACGTTCAAATGAATCTTGTAGCTCATTGCCAATAGCGCCTAGCTCTTTGTCATCTATAAAATCTACGAGGTTCGCATCATGCTGCATTGCATCAGGGCTCATCTCCATATCGTCAAAGAGACCCATTGCCTCAGCTTCTTCTGCCATCGCTTTATTTTCTAGTGTAATCTCTGCACCACCATCAGGTGTTGCCATTACATTAGTGTCTTGCTCTGGTGTTTTTGGTAAGTCTTCAAAAAGAGATAGTTCTTCTCCCTCTGGAATGTCAAATTGTTTTTCTACTGCCATAAATCAATCCTTAATAATAACGTCTGCGTTTTCTATTATACACTGATGACTCGTCTAAGTCAAGCCATGAATTATCACTATGTTCTAAGTACCCGCCATTACGTACATATAGCACTGCTTGTGTAACAGAGTCTACAATATCGTCATGAGGTCCCGATGGGAACTGGCGACACTCTTCAATAGTTTCTTTTGCCCACACTTTATCTAGTGGTGCGTAGATTCTTGCGTTATGAAACAAAGAACTGATAGCATATGCGCGTGATACTTTGTCTCGATCAGGTTGATACTCTTGTATAGGTAAACCTGCTAGTCTTAGGTCTTGAATTAACGATTGACCCGAAGCTTTTTTCTCAATCACTATGGAATCTGGCTTATGTTTCATAAATTTGTCCACGGCTTTCTGTCTTAGTGTAGGAAAATCCCAGCGACCCTTCTCCATTCCTAGCAATACCATGTTTGCCATGCTAAGTTCGTCCTTTTTAAAGACACCCCACGTAGTAATTACAGAATAGTCTGCAGTTGTGCGGGTAGAGAACGCTGTATCCCAGGATTGTATGATAAAATCACACTCAGGAGGGTCTTCACTGCTCCAATCTTGCCAATAATCTACTTGAATGATGCCCCCTGTCTCAGATGATGGGCTTTGTAGGTACAATGCGTCAAATTTAAACGGGGGTGTGTTGTTCTTTGTACGAATAATGTCCTCCGTTGACCAGCAAAATCCATTTTCGCGATCAGGTGCCCCCCAGAAAGACTCACCAAGCTTAGGTTCAGGGTACGTTTCTGATAAATACCCCTGTTCAATTAGAGAGTTTCTAGCTTTTGTTAGTTGTTCTGAAGATTCTGCTGTATTTAGCGCAGGTATTCGTACAACATTCCACTTATCTGCTAGGGGTGAAGCCTCTTGCTGCTTTAACAAGTGACCTGCTAAGTCATTTTCGTGCCACCTTGTCATCACTAGCACAACTTTTCCACCTGGCATTAGTCGTGTTCGTAAACCAGAAGCATACCATTCGTTTAATTGTTCACGCCTTGTCTTAGAATACGCATCTTGCTCAGAGATTGGGTCATCAATAACTGCTAAGTGCGCACCAAAACCAGCGATACCTGAGCCAGAACCTGCAGCTAAAAAACTTCCTGCTACTTTGCCGCCTTCTTCTAGTGCCCAAGAGTTTGCTGCGCGATTATCTTTTTTAATTTTTACTTTAGGGAATATAGTGTTGTAGGCTGTGGTATTAATAATATCACGAATAGCT